CCTCTTGTTGCTCGCGTATTCCCTGAATTAGTCAGTAACGACTTAGTTGGTGTTCAACCTATGTTCACACCAGTTGGTCTTGCTTACGCTCTTAGATATCGTTATCAGACTACTGCTGGCAATACAACTGCTGGTCAGGAAGCTGGATATAACTACGAAGATGCTATGTTCTCTGGTTCTAACCCAACCTCCGCAACAACTCTTCCAACCTCTGCTAACATTGCTGCCGTCGCAAATTGGGCATCAAGAGTTGACAATGGTAACGTTAAGGGTGGCGATCAGGATCTTCTTCCAGATCCAGGTTATCAGACCTTCGTTGGTGAACAGTTAGGTGAAAGTTACATCTGTAACGAAACCCCCGACTCTATCCGCTACATGGGCTTGAGTGTCGAAGCTCAGGAAATCGTCGCTAAGACTCGTAAATTAGCTGCTCGTTGGACCCATGAAGCTCAGCAGGATCTTCAGAACATGCATCAGGTTGACGTTGCCCAGGAACTTTCTGACCTTCTTGCATATGAAATCGCTGCTGAAATTGATGCTGAAGTCAAGAATAACATTATCGAACTTTCTAAGCTTGGTGGTGTTCTTACTTGGAACTACGGAACCTCTGGCCTCGCCAACGGATCCGCAGATGGTCGTTGGGAACAAGAGAAATTCCGTGTTCTTTACACCACTCTTCTTAAAGCATCTAATGAAATCGCTGTCGCTACTAGACGTGGCGCTGGTAACTTCGTTCTTGCATCCCCAGCCGTCGTTGCTGCTCTTGAAGCTCTTGAAGCATTCGCTCCATCTTCAGTTGCAACAAACCTTACCACCGAAGTTTCTGGTGTCGCTAAGGTCGGTCAGATTGGACGTTTCACAGTCTATAGAGACATGTTCGCCCAGGTTGACTACGCAGTTTGCGGATATAAGGGACCTAGAGATAACGATGCAGGACTTATTTACTGCCCATACGTTCCTCTTATGTTCGTCAACGCAGTCGGACAAGACTCCTTCAACCCAAGAATCGGTGTCATGACCAGATACGGAATTTGTAACAACTTATTCGGTTCTGAAAACTACTACCGCTACATTCTTATCCAGAATCTTGGTAACAGTTCTCTTGCCCCATCCGTCCCAGCTTCTAATGCCTTCCGTACCATCATGACTGGTACTCGTCCATTCTAATCTAGATTAGATGAGACAACAAGAAACCTCTGCCCGAAAGGCAGAGGTTTTTTTGTTTTAAAATTTATCCTCTTTATGATATAATGAATAAAAGGAGTAAATCCATGGATGAAAAAGTAGACGTAACAAGTTCCATTCCAGCATCTAGAAAGATGTCTGACCTTTCACCAGAAGAATTAAGTATACTTAACTCTAATGTTGGAACTACCCAAGAAATGAAGAAAAAAGCTCTAGAGGATAATAGAGAAAAGATTATCGAAGAAACTAAAAAGATGCTTTCAGATAAAGAAATGAATTTTTATGAATTTTTTGATAAACTCATGGAATTTGACTATACTTTATTAACTTTAGCAGAGTTAGTGTTTCTTAAGTTTAAGATCGAAGACGCAATGCGTGCAAAAATTACGAAAGGAAAATAAATGGCTCATATCATAAGACCAAATAACGAAAATCCAAAGAGAGAAAAATTTAATAGTACTCATAGAGCAATGGAACAGCCTGCTGTTAAAATTAATTATAATAAAGGAAAAATTGCAGAAGAAAGAAAAAAGAGACTTGAAGTCGCTGAAAAGAAGCCTGATCAAGAATATCTTGAACTCTTTGAAACAGTTAAAAGTTTAGTTGAAACTAGAGACTATTGGGAACTTGTTCCTAGTGAAGTTCTTACTAAAGCATATGCTTATACTGTTTTTGAAATGCAAAAACGTGGAATGCCTTTACCAAAATTACCAGAAAAAGAATCAGATATGTATGCTGGTGGAACGAAAGAACTTCCTATAGTGCCTGATCTTGATTTGGAAGCGGTTGGAAAAGAAATTGAAAAGATAGCCAAGAACCTAGCAGATGATAAGGAGAAAGCATAATGGTTGATATGGACCATGTTAATGCCTCTAATCCTAGAGATTTCTTAAATGCAACTATAAGAAACTTTGAGGAAATGATGGATGAAGTCGATAAAGGACTTTCATTAGCCAGAGAAAGACAAATTACATTTGTTAAGACTGGTCAAATCAATACTAAGCCATATGAAGCTACTAAAGAGTTGATTGAAGATTTAGAAGTAGAGATGGATATGTATAGAAAGAAGCTCACTGAATTAAGAAAAGAGAGAGCAGCACTTTAATATTGTATAAATAAAGGGAGAGTTTATTATGGGACTATGTGTTTATAAGAGAATTCGCCCTGAACCTATCCGTTTAACTCTAAACGGTAAGAGTGTTGTTGTTAAAGGTGGACAGATGATAGTAGCAGATAATCGCCAAATGATGGGGGTATCTGGATTTGCTTTTATTAAACTATACGATCAAAGAGATAGTATGAAAGCAGCTAAAACAAATGTATCTGTTTCTAGACCAAGACCACTTATAGAATCTTTCACCGATCCTTCTATGGAACCTATGACTATTGAAGTTCATGAGATTCCAAATAAAAAAAATGGATCAATAGAACATAAGCCATTAGATAAACCTCATGTGTTTGTTGAAACTGTAGAAGAAGTCAAACCAAGAGAACCTATTGGATTTAATAAAGAAAGTATCGAAAAACTCAAGTCTTTTGACAGCAAACAATGGTTTGCCTTAAAGAAAGAAGATATTATAAAGTTCCTTGAAGATGCCAATATTGATTACAAACATGTTTCAAGTGATAAATGGGAACTTCTCAAATTTTTAAAGAAGATTATAAAGGAACTTTAATGAAAGTAAGAACAAAAGCAGATTTAGCACAGTGGATTAGAACCCAACTTGGATCACCAGTTGTTAATGTAATTTTAGATACAACTCAACTTGACGATTGTATTGATGAAGCCTGTGAATATTTTTCAGAATTTGCTGGTGCCCATGGTAATAATGAAGAATATTTAGCAATTATCCAGGTTCAAAGACATAAAGAACTTATGCTTCTTCCGACTACTTGTGAATCTCTTACTGCAAGCCCCCATGGAGTCGCTGATATTACCTTTAAAGCTGAATATCAATTACCTAGAAATGTTATAGCTGTTGGACAGATAATGGATGGAGGAAATTTCACGCCAAGTATTAATGGTAACTGGATAACTTCTTTCAGTACTGATCCTATGTTACAATTCGCTTTTGATCAAGCAGAAACTTTTAATTCTCCCACTTTAGCAGGTATTGGAAGTTCCTCTCAAGCCGCTGGTCTTTTCTTCCCTGGCACTACATGGTCTGATTTTTCAGGATTCAATGGTTATGGTTCTAGAGGTGGATCAAGATCAGGTGGAGGTGGTATTGACTTAATCACATATGAACTTGGATTAGAATACCAGGAAATGTTAAGACAGAGATACACTGTTAAAATTATGACTCAGTTCCTACCAGCTAAAAGAACTGTTAGAATTACTCCTAGACCACACTGTCATGGTATGATTATCCTTCCAGTTTATGCAAGAGCAGATGATAAGGATCTTTATGATAATATCTGGATAAGAAGATATGCAAAGGCTTTAGTCAAATTAGTTATTGGTAATAACACTGGTAAATACGATGGAATTACCTATCCAGGTGGAATCAAGATCAATGCTGAGAAATTCACCGCTGAAGGTACAGAGGAAAAGAAGGAACTTGAACAGGAAATTGCAGATAATAAATATGGTGAACCTCCACAACCATTCTTCTTTGGAGAATAACATATGGCTGGCTTAAATAACCCTTTAGATAAGAAAAAGTATTTTACTCAGTTCATGGGGCCTTGGGCTCAATACAATGAAATTGAAATGTATGATAACGCAATGGCAGAAATTTTTGCCATTTCAGGTATTCAGATCAATTTCTTTCCAGTAGATGTTAATTATAATAAAGATAGAATCTTTGGTGAAGATACTAATAAAAGATATACCTATAAAAGAGAATTGACTTGTATAGTTAAAGACGGTGCCTTTGAAGAAAATCAAGTCTATAATGGATTTGGTGACTTAACTCAAGTTGAATTTCAAATTTATATACACTTACCAACCTTTAGAAAAATGGTTGCTAGAGATCCTTTACCTTCTGACAATTTCTATTTACCAAACGTCTCTAATATTGGCTATGAAATTATTCACGTAGACTGGACTTCTTTAGGATTAGAAGGTAATATTTTTGGACAGAAGAATTGCTATTTATTGACTTGTAAGAACAGAGAAGTTTCTGGCGAACAATATGGATTACTTGATAAGAATGGTAATTTAATTCCAGGTGCCCCAGCCGATGCTTATGTAAATGATGGTTCAGGGAGAATTGCCGATAAATATAACGTTCCTCAGCCCAATACCCTTGTTAGTTCTAATTCTAGTGACTTTGATCAGGTCGCTGATAACAATGCTGTATTAGATGTCACAGAAGGTCCTATTAATCCTATTACAGGCGTTCGTGAAGGTGGAGTTACAATTACTACTAATAGAGAATATTGGGGTTCGTGGTGACATATACCAATGAAATAATTGATAAATTTCTTAATAATAGAAATATTGTTAGGATTGGAGATTATAAAGGATCTAAAGTTAAAATATCCTTTAAGTGTTTGATTGATAATCATATTTGGGAAACTAGACCCGATATAGTTTTAATGTCAAAAAATGGATGCCCAAAATGTTGCAATAAAATTCGTATAACTAATAAAAGTATTGATAATGAAATAAAAGAAAAGAATTTATCTTTAATAAGAATAGGAAATTATGAAAGAGATAAACAAAAACTCATATTTCAATGTACAGATTGTAATAAAGAATTTTTAACTAGATGGGATATACTAAAAAACGGATCAGGGTGCCCTAATTGTTTTGGTAGTAAAGAAGAAAGACATTTTAAAAAATTCATATATAACAATTTAAAATTTGATTATTTTCAATATCATAAAAATTTTAGAATTAATGGTAAAAGAATAATACCTGATTTTTACATAGAAAAACGTAATAGAAAAATTATTATAGAATATAATGGTATTCAGCACTATAAACCAGTTAAACATTTTGGTGGAGAAGATACTTTTAACAAGCAAAAAGAAAGAGATGATTTGATTAAAACATTTTGTAATTCAAATAACTTTGAATACTATGAATTGCCTTATAATTTAAGTAGAGAAGTGAATGAAAAGTTTTTACTAGAAACACTTGGAGGTACGTAATAGCGATGAAATCATTTTTTTACAATAAGGTTATTTGGACTTCTATAGC